GGGCCGTCGCCACGGTGCCGTCGAGTGTCTTAGTGCCTGCTGGGCAAGCGATAGGCAGGTTCGATATCACGATAGGCGCGGTAGCAGGGTCGGCTATTATTACGGCGACCTATAACGGCGGAAGCGCTCAGTGTTCGGTGGTAGCGTCCAATCCATCGACTGGCGTTCAATGGCCTAATGAGCCGTCGGGCATGATTGTAGTAACCGACACCCCGTTTAGTGATTCGTTACCAGCCGAGTGGTTCAACGTCTACAATACGCAGAGCTACGCATCGCCTAGCGGGGGTGGAACGGCGTTCAGTCCTCCGAGAGCATTTGATGAGTTCATGGCAGCGGGCAGCAATTCTGGCAACGGGCAATGGGGGATCGCGTTTCCGTCGAGCAGTGAGATTTACATGGGGATGTACTGGAGCACGAATGTTGATTTCATGGGGTATGTGAACACAACCAATAAAATGATTTTCTTTCGAGACGCGAATCTCGATAACAGCTTCTTGAATTGGCACGGGGCGCCTGGAGCGGCGAAGCAAATTAAGTGGTATTTTCAAAGCCCATATAGCAATGCGCACATCGTGGGGTGGGACGGTGATGCTACAGGTGTTTCGGGGCGCTTACCTTGCAACGTCAACGGGGCGGCGGCGACAATAGCCGCGGGGTCCGGATGGCACTTCATCGAGTTGTATTTGAAGAAAAGCACTTCATCGACGAGCCGAAACGGCACGGTGAAGTGGTGGGTGGACGGAGTGTTATGCGGAAATTATATCGACTGCAATCTCTGCCCGAACGGAATTAATGAAATGCAGTTAACCGCGGCGTGGGATGGGTCGCCGTCAGGGCGGGATTTGACTAAGGCGTGGCACCACTATTTTGACCACATTAAAATCACGAGGAAAGTGTAAGACATGGTGTATCTGATTCCATACGGAGAGGTGTACGTCCTAACTGGGCTTCAGCTAAAAGACCGAACAACAGGCCAGTTTAAGGTCGCGCCTACGTTGGCAGCAGGAGATTTTAAAATAGAGAAGGACGGTGGCGCGGCGGCGAATTTGGCGACGTTGCCGACGGTCACTCCGGCTGGCGGGAGTTCGGTGTCTGTGTCGTTCAGCGCAACGGAAGTTCAGGCTAAACAAATCGTCCTACGAGCGTCCGATCAGGCCGGGGCTGAATGGGATGACACCGCGGTGTATTTGCTGACTGTTGGGAATCCAAACGCGTTTTTTGAATTCGATTTAAGTTCGGCGTCAGTGGCGTTGTCTCTTGCGTCTCAAGGTGCAGTAACAGGAGGCACGTGGGATGAACTCGTTGACAACCATCAGCTAGCGGCGACGTTCGGCAAGTTAGGGAAAGACACCGGGACCGCGGTTACAGATATTCAAGCGAAGGTCCTAGAGCTTCGTGGGATGCTCGAGGATCTATCGGATGTTATCAGCGGCGCCGGCGGGGCGGTGACGCCGGCGGAAGTGATCGCGCAAACGAGGGTGGCAAATCACGCCTTGCAAAAACTTGGCGCGAATCTCATCACCTCGATGGATGAAGATACACGAGAAGCGCGGACGGTAAAGGCGTGTTATTCGATTCTTCGCGATCGTGAGCTACGCGCGCATTCGTGGAATTTCTCTGTCAAGCGGGCGGTGTTGGCGCCGTCAGCGACCGTTCCCGTGTTCGGGTTTGCGAAAGCATTCCCGCTCCCGGCGGATTGTCTCCGTGTGCTCCCTCCGGCGCGAGATGTAGACTGGTCGGTAGAAAATATCGACGGAGTGTCGCACATTTTAACCAACGAAGGCACGGTGTTGAATCTTCGGTACGTGGCGCGAATCACAGATGAAGCGGCGTTCGATGAGTTATTCGTGGATATGTTGGCTTGCAAAATCGCATGGCATTGTTGTGAGACGATTACACAATCGAATCAGAAAAAAGCCGATGTGATGAACGAGTACCAAGACGCACGGGCCGAAGCCAGACGAATCAACGCGTTTGAACAAGCCTCACCACAAGAGCCTGAGCCTCCGTGGTTGACCGCGAGGCGTACCGGGAATAGCGGACAGAACTGGTTACGTTTCGGGAGTGAAGGATAATGCCGAAGGTTTCGCCCATTCAAAGTTCGTTCTCTACCGGTGAAGTTTCGCCGTTGTTGTACGGGCAGGTTGAGTTCGACAACTACAAGTCCGGGCTGAAGGTGTGTTTGAATCTCATCCCTCTCATCCAAGGGCCGGTAACACGACGGCCAGGGACATACTTTTGCGATGAAGTCAAAGATTCATCAAGGCGCGTCCGGCTTTTGCGATTCAAATACTCGACACAACAAGCGTACATGGTGGAGTTTGGGCACCAGTACATCCGCTTCAAGCGCGGGAATCTGCCGGTCACACTTGCCGCGCAGTCGATCACCGCGGCGACGAAAGCCAATCCGTGCGTTGTGACGTACTCAGGGGCCGATACATTCGTGAACGGGGACCACGTGGATATATCCGGCGTGGTCGGAATGAGCGAACTCAACAACCGTCGGTACCGTATTACAAACTTGAATGCTGGGGCGAACACCTTTGAGTTACAAACGCTGTATAGTGCGAACGTCAGCAGTGTCGGGTTCGGGGCGTACATATCCGGGGGTAGTATCTCAAAAGTCTACGAGATCACATCGCCGTACGATGAAGATCAGTTATTTGAGCTTAAATCTGTGCAATCTGCGGATGTGTTGTTTTTGACACATACCGCGCACACCCCTCGAAAGCTCGCGCGCACGGCCAATACCTCATGGTCACTTACGTCAATGAACAACGCGGTATTGCGGGACGGCCCGTATATGCTGACGAACACGACGGATACGACGTTAACGCCAAGCGCGGCTACGGGTACTGGGGTGACGATAACAGCATCGTCGACGACAGGAATAAACAACAACACAGGTTTTCAAACGACTGACGTCGGGCGGTTGATCCGCATAAAAGAAGGCACCACATGGGGGTATGCGATTATCGCCACGTGGGTATCTTCAACGGTTGTGACGGTGGATATCACTGGGACGTTTACGAACACGAACGCGAAGAAGTTTTGGCGCCTAGGCTTGTACTCGATTACGACCGGGTATCCTGCGGCGGTGGCGTTTTATGAAAATCGGTTAGTCTTTGCGGGGAGCCTATCTGAGCCGTCGCGCATCGATATGTCACGCACAGGCGACTATGAAAACTTCGCACCGACTGATTCGGACGGAGTAGTGGCCGACGATCATGCGATTTCATACACATTGAATAGTGATGAAGTACAAATTATTCGGTGGCTCAAAGGCGACGAAAAAGCACTGATTATCGGCACGATCGACGGCGAATGGGCGATGAGGCCGAGTACCGCCTCAGAAGCCTTGACACCGACAAATGTTTCAGCCAAACCATCAACTGCACGGGGAAGCGCCGATATCCAAGCGATCCGGGCCGGCGACGCTATGCTCTTTGTGCAAACCGCCAAGCGTCAATTGAGAGAATTGGCGTATGTATTTGAGGCGGATAAGTTTAGAACGCCAGATGTGACGGTACTCTCGGAGCACATCACGAAAGGAACTACGCCGGCGCTATCAGGGATTAACGACCTTGATTATCAAAAGCAGCCGAACTCCATGGTGTGGATGACGCGGGAGGATGGGGCGCTCTTGTCGCTCACGTACGAGCGCGATCAAAAAGTACTGGCATGGGCGAGACACGAAATAGGGGGCTTCTCTGATCCTGGGCTGACGACTCCTGCGGCGGTAGAGTCCGTGGCATGTATGCCCAGCGCGGACGGGACACGGGACGAAGTATGGGCGGCGGTGAAGCGTATTATCGGCGGCCGTACGGTGCGGTATATCGAGTATCTGACAAAGACGTGGGAGAAAGGCGACTTGCAAGCCGACGCGGTATACGGGGATTGCGCCTTGACCTACGATGGGCCCGCTGTGTCGACGATTACAGGCTTGTGGCACGTTGTCGGAGAAACGGTGAACGTGCTCGTCGACGGAGCGGCGCATCCGGAGCGTGTGGTAAGTCCTACCGGGACGATCACCCTAACCGCGCCGGCCTCGAAAGTCCAGGTGGGGTATTCCTACAACAGCGACGGACAAATGCTTCGGCAGGATGTAGGCGCAGCGGATGGGACTGCACAAGGGAAATTACAGCGTACACATCGTGTAATCCTTCGTGTTCATGATACACTCGGCCTCAAGACCGGTTCCGGATTTCATCTTACTGGCCCTGGTAAACTGACGGAAACGACGTTTTACCGAGGCACGACACCGGCGGATTCCATGGTGCCACTGTATTCAGGGGATGTGGAAATCACATGGGAAGGGACGTACACCACCGCGAACTATGTGACCTGGAGATTCAACGGGATGTTCCCAGGGACCGTCTTAGCGGTGATGCCTCAATTGCATACGCAAGACCGGTGATTTCGTTTGGTCCGTTTAAGCCCGCGCATCTGTACAATTTGAATGTCCAAGAAGCGCAACGCTGGACCATGGCCTACATCGATCCGTTTATGGCGCAAGCGTTAGAGGGGATGTGGTCGAACACGGTGTTTAAAAACGGGCATCCAATCTGTTGCGGCGGGGTGGTGGCGCAGCGCCCGGATTACGGCATTGTGTGGTCGTTTGTGGGCGCAGATGTGACCGCTGTGGATTTCCTCTCTCTTCACCGACTCGTGAAAACGTTCATAGGATCACTCCCGTTTAGACGTGTAGAAATGCACGTGGACTGCGAATTTACGAACGGGCACCGATGGGCGAAGGCGTTAGGATTCAGCATGGAGGCGGCGCGGATGCGGGGGTTTTTGCTCAATGGCGGGGATGCGTCACTGTACGCACGGATAAAGAGGTAGCCGGTGGCCGATCCAATTACAATTTTCTCAGGCGTGTCGATGTTGGGCGGGATGATCGGCGCCATGGGCGCGCAAGCGCAAGGGCAAAGCGCGGCCGCGGCTCAGCAGTTTAATGCGGATTTGGCCGGGCGCAACGCGACATTAGCTCGAGAATCAGCGGCGACAGATGCGGCGATTCAGGAACGCCAAAGCCGAATGCAATTGGGATCGATCCGCGCGGCCTATGGCGCGTCTGGTGTGACAATGGCCGGGAGTCCGCTGGATGTGCTCGAGATGAGCGTCGCGAACGCAGAACGGGATCGGCAGCAGATCTTGTATCGGGGTGAACTGAAGGCGTTGGGGTATGAGGATACCCGTACGCTAAGCTTGTTTGGCGCTGAATCAGCGAAGAAACAAGCGGAGTTTACTTCATACAGTAGCCTCTTGACAGGCGCCACTGGTGCGGCAAAACTCTTCACAGCTGGGCATACGGCCTCATCCGCCGGCGCACCAGTCGCGATTTCATAGGATACATCATGGCTCAAATTCGGGAGTATCAGCAGCAAGTGGGCGGGGCCTCGGAACTTCCGCTGGCCCAAGTGACACGCCAAGCCTTCGCCTCTGATTTTAGCGGCGCAGCGGACGGTGCGGTGATCGCCGGTCAGTCCGTTCAGCAGGCGGCGGCCGATGCGGTGTCGATCCAGCGTATGATTGAGGATCAAAAAGCACGGAGCGAAGTCACGGACGCCGCGGTAGAACTAGCGCGTTTCAATTCATCGGCGGCGCACGAATTGAAAAACGCGGAGAACACTGGGGCGTTTGACAACGATTCGTACACTGAAGAGTACATGGCGAGGATCAACACGAACCTTGATCTCGTGGGTTCTCGTTTCGAGACGACCGCGGGCCGGCAAGCGTGGACACGCGGGGCCGCTGAAATGAGTGGACACTACTTAATTGCGGCCGGCAATGCGCAAAGCCGTGCGGCGGGTATCAAAGCGGTGTCTCAATATCGCGATTTTGTGGATGCAACCCGCAACACGGTGATGAACGATCCGTTTCAATTCTCTCGCCTGGAGCAAGGGGCCGCGAACGTCATTAATGACCCGAACGGAGTGTTTGCCCACATCCCGGCAGATCAGCGTGACGAACTTGCGCGCACGACAAAAACGGAACTCGCGAAATCAGCGGTCCAAGGCGTAATACGATTAGACCCCCGTATTGCGCTGAATCAGCTCACGGGAGATCAGTGGGACCCGTACCTGGATGCGGATGCGAAACACGCGCTCCAAAACGAAGCCCGAGTGGGGATTGCGGGATTGGATGCGGAGGCGCGGCGACAGGAAGCCGAAGCGGAGCGACAACGGAAGCGAGAGATTGAGCAGACGAACCAGCAAATGGTCGATTTGTATACGTCGAAAAGTCTGACGACTCGGCAAATACTCGACTCCAATTTAAACGCCACGGGTGAAGGATCGAAAGAACACTGGATTAAGATGATTGAGGCGCAGAATAAAGAGCACCGTGAAGCGCCGATTAAGAAAGATCCACGCCTGTTCGTTCAGACCTTGGAAGGTATTCGTAAAGGTACGATTACCTCAGAGACGCAGATTGAAAACTTGTTCGCACAGAGCGCCGATCGAGGGACGGGCGTGACGTGGGAAGATACCAAACAGCTACGCCAAGAGTTGATGGATCTTCGGACACCAGAAGGCGAACGGTTGTCGAAACAACTAGATTCGTTTATGGCGAGTCGAAAGCCGTCGATTGATAAGTCAAATCCGTTAATGGGGAAGATTGATCGAACGGGGTCTGCCAAGTTTTACGACTTCGAGCAAATGGTGCGGTCGAAGATCGATGAGTACAAGAAAGCCGGGAAAGATCCACGCGCGTTATTGAATCCGAATAGTCCGGAGTTCTTAGGCGCGCCGTCAATCGTCAATCAATTCAGGCCCACAATACAAGAGACGGCACAAGCGATGAGCGAGGATTTAAGCCGAGGAATGAAGCCGCCGGAGGCTAAAGCGCCAAGCAAAACACCGGGGATTTTTGAGTGGTTTAAGCGGGGCGAACCGGAAAAGAAACCGGTGCCCCAAGCGCAACCTCAATCTTCGCCCGTTCCAAAAGACAGCACAGAGCAAATGCGAAATGCGGTCAGCGATTTAGAGAAGGCGGTTCGTACGATGCCCGGAACGGCGCCAGCACCGGTAGAACCGCGCAAAGCGGGAGAAACTGCCGCACAGTTTTTAGACCGATGGAATAAGGCGCGCGCTCATGAATGAGACATTACAAAAACAAAAAGCATTGATCGACGCCGGGTACAGCGACGAGGAAATCTCGCAATGGCAAGCCGAGCAACGGCAGGCGTTGAGTGATGCGGGGTTTAATCAGGCTGAGATTGATACAGAGTTCGGCAATCCACCCCTCGATCCCGCTCCCGTGGCGAAAGCGTTTGATGAAAGCTTGAAAAAAGCGACGGCGCCAGAGACACCGGATGGTCAACCGAGGCCGGTGAAGGATTTCAAGGACGCCTTTATGGCGGGCCTCACAGGATCGGTAAGCGGCCTTCTAGTCGAAGGCAAAAAGCCAGATACCGTGCTTTCGGAAGACGCGCCGATGATTTCCCGATTTGCGGCGAACATCGGCGCGCTCGCCGGTGACGCCCCGTTTTATGGCGCGGGAGCACTCGTCGGCGGAAGCGGGGGGCCAGTTACCGCAATGGCCGGAGCGATGGGGCTCACTGAAGGTATTCGCGCCGTCATCATGGATAAGTATGAAAAAGGCGAGGCGTCCACGTTTGGCGAGATCATGGAACGCTCTGCCGATGCACTGATTAAAACAGGCAAAGGCTACGTTGTGGGAGCCGTAACAGGATTAGCCGGCAAGGCTGCTGGATTCCTCCCGATCGCGTCCCCGACCGCCAAAGCCGCAGCTACAGTGGCGTCCGAAGTGACCGCAATGGTCACAGCGAGCAAGGCACTTGAGGGCGAGGTACCGACCGCAAACGACTTCATCGACGCGGCGGTTGTGGTGGGAGGCGTCAAAGGTGCAGTCAAAGCGGCGGGTAAGGTGCGAGAGATTTACGCCAAAACCGGCGTGAAGCCTGATGATCTGGTGGCAGACATGGAGCGAGATGTCACCATCGGGCAAGACATGTTGTCGGAAAACGTGGCGATTCCGCGCACGTACGGAAAGGTCACGGCTACATTTGAGTCTCCAGAGCGCGGGGTTGTACCGGTTGAGGAAGTAAAGCCGTCAAAAACGGTCGATGAACAAATCAAAGATGTGGCCGATGAACTCGGTCAACCTGTTCCTGAGCCCAAACCGCTCACACTAAAGGACGCGCAACAGAAAATCTTGTCAAAAATCTCCATCGGTGAACACACGGATAAAGAGCCGATGACGTGGCAAAAGCTGTATACGAACGTGGTGGATAATCTTAATCCGTTCCGTGAAGCGGTAAAGCAAGCCACGAAGAACAAAGAAGAACTGCCTACAGTGGATGACCCGTATCAATTGGCGCGACTGACGCGAGGGGTGTTCGGCAAGGCCACGCAGTTCCTAGAGTATGGCACGTATGACTTTAAGACTTACGACAATAACGGCGCGAGTCTCAAAGCCATTTTGCAGAAAGGCGCGGGCAGGGATTTGCCGGAAATTACGAGCCCTGAGAAGGTCGATCTCAACGGCTTCCGCGCCTACATCGCGTCACGCCGAACGGTGGAGCTCGCCGCGCGCGGGATTGAACCGGGGTTTGATGTTGAAGCCGCGAAGGTCGTGGTGAAGGAAGGGAAGCACTTTGAGGCTGTTGCACGGGAACTCACGAACTACCAGAACCGATTGACGAAGTATTTGAAAGACGCCGGTGTGATCTCAGAAGACGCCCACAAAGCGATGATGGACGCTAACAAAGAGTATGTGCCGTTCTTTCGCGTGATGGACGACGAATCAGGAGGGTTTGGATTTAACAGGGGCGGGGGTGGTTCGCCGATTAAAAAGATCAAGGGGTCAGATCGCCACACCATCGACCCGATCGAGTCCGTCATTAAGAATACCTACCTGTATGTGGCGATGGCCGAACACAATGCGGTAGGTCTGAAGTTCATTGAGATGGCGAACAAGTCAGGGGCGCCAGAGACGTTTTATAGAAAGGTTCCTCAGAAGATACAAGCGACGACATTGCGAGAAAACGAAATCAAGGCGCTATTTGATGAGTTCGTGACGGTTCGCAAACAAACCTCAACCGAACGAACAACTGCGACGAAATCAGCCAGTGAATCGAAGTCTGAAACCATTGGGGGAGAAGACGCGGCCCCGCAATCGAAACAAGGAAAGATAGTGCGGGATCGAGTGTTTGAAGCGCTTTCAGCGAGGGGCTTCAGTAAAGGCGAAGCCGAGCAGATGATTGCGCGTTTAGAGGCGAAGTCAGGGGGTGGCACCACAACGACGGAATCAAAAACCACGGTTGAAACGCTCATTAAAGAGATTGAGAAAACCGAATACATTCCTGAAATTGATATTCGCCTCCCCCACGAAGTGGCGACAATTTTCCGCGCGATCAAAGAACCCTTGCGAGATAACGAAATCGCGGTGTTCGAGAACGGGAAGCGCAACGTGTATGAAGTGGATAAGGATCTTGCAGAGGCGTTCAAAGCGGCGGATGGAGAAACCGCCGGGCTATTGATGAAAGTATTTACACTCCCCGCCCGAACACTTCGCGCCGGCGCGGTACTGTCACCGGATTTCATCTTCCGGAACATCATTCGTGACCAACAGATGGCGTTTTTGCTGTCAAAAGCCGGGTACATCCCGATGTTGGATTTCATGAGGGGTTTGGCATCCCTGGCTAAAAAAGATACAGACTTCCAAAACTTCTTAAAATCAGGCGGCGCGAACGCCACGATCGTGGCGATGGATCGGCAGTATCTTCAAGACCATATGAAGTCGCTACTTGCGAATAAGACGGTGATGGAGAAATCATGGAACGTGGTGAAGAGCCCCCTTCACATCTTACAAATCCTCACAGAACTCGCGGAGAACTCGACCCGCCTTGGAGAGTTTAAGCGCGTATCTGGGGGGCTTACTGAAAAAGCAGCGATTCAAGAAGGTGGATTCGCGGCGCGAGAACTCACTGACTTTGCGCGCCACGGGGCCAAAACCCGCGCGCTTAGTATGCTCTCCGCGTTTTGGAACGCGAGTCTACAAGGCGAGGACAGGATGTACCGTGGCCTTGCCGAAAAACCGTTTGAAACCTCGGCGAAGGCTTTCGCTGCAATTACGCTCCCATCCATTCTCCTGTGGTTGAACAACAAGGATGATCCGCGATGGAAAGATATTCCACGTTGGCAAAAAGATACGATGTGGATCGTGATGACGAAGGACCACATTTACAGAATTCCGAAAGCGCACTCGGCCGGCATCTTGTTCGGGAGCATTCCAGAGCGAATGTTAGAGGCGTGGTCGGAAGAAAACCCCAAGGCGTTTAAAGATTTGGAAGCGTCGATCCTTTCCAACTTCATCCCTGTGCCGATGCCCACGACACCGGCGCCGGTGGTCGAACAGTTCGCCAATCGATCGACGTTCACCGATCAACCGCTGATCCCGTCGGATGTGGAAGGGCTACTCCCTGAATACCAATATACGCAGTACACTACAGAACTGGCGAAACAACTCGGCGCTACAATGGCCGCGTTCCCTGGGATGCGGGATCGATCGCTAGAACGAGGGCCAATTGCGGGTGTGGCGCGTGCATTAACTTCCCCTATCTTAATTGAAAATTATGTACGCGCATGGACTGGTGGACTCGGCATGTACGTGCTGCAAACGGCAGACAAAGCACTTCGGGAAGCCGGTGTGTTGCCCGATCCTATTAAACCGTTGTCTACTTTAGACGACATTCCGATTGTGAAAGCCTTTACGATCAGGTATCCAACCGCAACCGCGCAGTCGATTCAAGATTTTAACGACCAGTATTTCAAAGAAAAGCGGTACTATGACTCGTGGATTCGGAAACTCGAAGATTCAGATGTAGCCGCAGCCGCGCGAATTCGAGCGATGGCGCCTGCTGCATGGGACGAAGCCGCGGACTTAAGAAGAGTAATTGGAGACTTAGGTAAATACATTCGAGACGTATATGGGAATCCTCAGTTCAGCGAAAGTGACAAACAGCAATTGATCGATACGGCATATTTCCAAATGATAAATCTGAGTAGGGCTGGTACACAGATGATGCAGGACGTTCACGATGCAATGGATGGAGCCATAGAAAAATGACCATTTCTAACCGACTCAACCGCACCACACTCTTAGGTAACGGGATCAGTACCGGCGTCCCCATCACCTTTCCATTTCACAGTGCCGATGACCTGGTAGTTATCGAAACAATCCTTGCCACTGGGGCGCAAACAATCAAGGTGATGACGACCCATTACACGGTATCCGGAACTGCGGATGCTCTCGGCCACTACCCCACCGGCGGTACGGTGACGATGCTCACCGCACCCGCGTCGACGGTCAGTATCACCGTGTATCGAGATGTGGCCGCGCTTCAGCAAGTGGTGTTAGTGGAGAATGAAAAGATCCCGGTGAAGGCGTCAATCGAAGCGCCCTTCGATCGCCTCACCATGATCGCGCAACGGCTCATCGATCGTGTGGACCGCGCCATGGTGCAGCCCGACGGAGACGCCGCGGCCATTGGTCGCTTGCCGGCGAAGGTCGTCCGTGCGTCTCGGTACATGGGGTTCGACGGCGACGGGAATCCGACGCTGATGCAAACTCCTACCGGAATGATTACGTCGATTGCCCAATTGACCGAATCTACCTACGCCGAGCTTCCGGCACCTGGCGCAGCCGGCACGTTGCGGAAGGTCACGGATACTGTGCGCGGTGTATGGATGGACACCGGGAGTCAATGGGCGGCGGTGAACGGAGGCGTCGCGAATGTGCGAGATTTCGGCGCGAAAGGTGATGGAGTAACCGACGATACCGCCGCAATCCAAGCCGCCCTTGATACCGGCGCGCCAGTCTGCATACCCTACGGAAACTTTGTCATATCAAACGCCCTACTGCTCCGCGTGAATCGACAACGGCTGTTTGGATGCGGCAAAGGATCTCGGTTACTCTGCGCCCCTTCATCAGGGCTGTTTTGCGCGGTGGCCATTACTGAAAATACGACTGATATTGAACTGGATAATTTAACACTACTCGGAAATGCATCGTCTGAACCGGCGGGCCCCTCCCCTGTCCGCGGCATTGTAGCTGGAACCAACAGTACAGGCACCGCGCACTCAGCCATTGAGTGGGACGCGCGGGCCTCTATCCACGACTTGTACATATCAGGGATCACTCCGGGCGCTACGGGTTTTAATGTCGGCATCCAAATAAACAAAGCCAATAACAGTTCGATAGCGCATCTCGTGATCGACAGTTTGTACGGGACGAACGGCAATTATGGATATGGAATTGTGTGCCACGGGGATCACATCGCTATCGCACACGTGAATGTGAAAGCGACAATCTCCGGCCAGGGGCGCCACGCCTTTTATTTGACGAGCGCTCCGAATTATGTGCGCGTAATAGATTGTTCGGCTGAGAATTTCCAAAATGAGCCGTTCACATCGAATATTTCAAGCGGCGGCGTGGGAATGGAGTTTATCAACTGCCTAGCTATGAACTGCGCTCAAGCTACGGTTGGATCTCATGACGCCTTATTCTCATTTCACGGAGGGAGTAAAGGCCGTATCTCAGGGTGTCGCGGGTACGGCAGTGTAAGCGCAAGTAACAATTTCGGCGTAACCGTAAAGGATCACGATTTCGCAACCGTATCAGACGTGTACTTAGAAAATATCGATCGCCATGGGGTGTACGTTGAGAATGCAGACTATACGCAAATCTCGGCGATAAAAATGAATCTCATCGGGATTGAGGATATATCCTTATATGGGGGCGTGACGATCATTCAAAGTAACTACTGTGAGCTTGACGGCGTGCAGGTCAAAGGCCCGGGGCGGTTTGTGGCCAGGCTCGATAGCAGCGCACCGCAACCAACCTTTTGTCGGTTTAGAAACCTATCCTATTCCGGGTCGTTCACGTATGAAATCGAAAACTACGCAATCGGGACCGATACCAACCGCGTGTCTATGAATTCGATTCCGCTTGTACAACGGGCGAATCTCGCCACCGCGGCGGCCGGGATGGGCTCCGTTGTTGTAATCGATGACAACGGGAGCGGGGACCGAAACTTAGTCTTGTACGCCGGCGGGCAACGATTTAGAATTGACGGCGGTGCGAACATTTAGAAAGGGGGCCTCATGCACAATCCGATAGAAGACGCGAGATCAATCACCAATTTCGCACTGCTCACGTATGCGTGGGTGATTATCCTTTCGACATGGGGCGGACTCGTGAACTACATTTCAAAAGTTCGATCAGGGAATATCGCTAAATTTAACATTACGGAACTTATCGGCGACATTTGTATTTCCGGATTCACCGGCCTGTTAACGTTTTGGCTGTGCCAAGCCGCAGGGTTTGATGAGCTTATCACAGCCGTCTTCGTCGGAATCAGCGGCCATATGGGCGCGCGGCTCATCGGGAAAATGGAGCAAATGATGACTAAAAAGCTCAACATTCCTGAAGAGGGGCCTTCAAAACCCGCCGATCCAAATCAAAGAGGGTCCGGTGTCTTTTGATCGTGCCTTCAACATTGTCGTAGGAATTGAAGGCGGATACTCGAATGACCCGCACGACCCAGGCGGCGAAACCAAGTACGGCCTATCGAAGCGGTCATACCCACTCTTGGATATTCCGTCACTTACTCGTGAAGACGCCAAGAAAATCTATCGCCGGGACTACTGGGAGCGTATCAAAGGTGACGCACTTCCGTGGCCTCTGAGTTGTTTCGTGTTTGATATGGCGGTAAATCAAGGTGTAAGCCCGGCCATACGCGCCTTGCAACAAACCCTGAGCGTCATAGATGACGGTGTAATTGGGCCCCAAACATTGACCGCGGCCAGATCATTGCCGCTCACCGAAACGTGCCCGCTGTATCTCGCCATGCGCGGGGTGAGGTACGCCTCTACCATCGGATTTAATCGATACGGGAAAGGGTGGCTGAAAAGGTTATTCACGTTAGTGTGGGAGATTTCAAATTGATTCCGCCTTCACTTTACCTCTATGCCGTTATCGCGGCGCTCATTGCTGCCTCGTTCATCGGCACCTACGTGAAAGGCCGAACCGACGGGCGCCAGATTTGTAATGACCGAATCGAGGCCTTGATTATGGAATCGACTGAGCGGGAGCAAACGGCCATGCGGCAAGCCAACGACGCCGCGACACGATTGGAACAATCACATGCGAAAATCGAAATCAAATACCGCACCATCGTCAAGGAAATCGAAAAGGTTGTTGACCGGCCTGTGTATGTGGGGCGGTGTCTGGATGATGATGGGCTGCGCCTCGCAAACGCCGCTCTTACCCGATCGAGCCCCTTTGCCCCCAAACCTACTCACCCCGTGTCCGAACCTCCCCACGCTCAGTAGTGGAACGGGGGAGGCGGTGTTACGCACACTTGTTGACGTGTCGCGCCTGTATTACGAATGTCAGGATCGACACGAAGCCCTGGCGACCGCGGTGCAATTAGAGACGCCGCCGGTTCGTTGAGCCGCGCGGTTCTGAAGGATCACTCGGTCAACCACATCTCCGCAGTTAATACAGATCCTCGTTGGCGTATAAATCGCCATCACTGAATCCCATACTTGCTCTACCCGTGTCAGTCCGTTGCAGCGTTGACAGCTGTGCATGGTTAACCCTCCATTTTTCTTAATACATAAGTGATATACCCATTTCGCAGTATTCCCCAGACAAAATAACCCGCTCTACCCCATCCGGTGCGGTAGACATTTCGTGGTGGATAACAGGAATCTCCCAATAAGTATCTGCGTCCATTAGCACGATCTTCGTATTTTCGGGGTGTGTACGTAGCACTTCGATGAGTTCTGCAACGGTCATTATTCAATCCTCCCATTCTCCTACGTGTTGTATGAACCGCTCCCACTCTTCTCGACACTGCTGCACCGGTGGGAGCTTAAACACATATCCCGTTGCCGCCCCCTCCCGCGCTTTCGTTTTCATAACAGAC